CTGACCTGCGGTTACTGAATCCGAACTCTCTACTTCGGTCTCTGGACTTGCTTTTTCCCGATCCCGTGAAGGGGATGACCTTCTGCTTGAGCTCGCGTAAGCGGTCGACCACGCCGGCCCCGATGCCGATCACGTCGACGACCGCCTTGGTGGTGCCGTCCATGTGCCTGAGCACCTCACTCGCGGTCCGCATGGTGTCGGTGAACCTGCGGCGCTCCACCTTCTCCACGACGTCGCCATAGCGGTGCGCGAGGGCGGAGAAGTCCTTGCCGCTACGCGCTACGTCCACTCCGAGAACCTTGGCGGTTTCAGTCCTTCGTCCTTGTTCGTCCCACTCCTTCCAGCGCAGGTTGGCCTGCTCCACCCATTCCAGCGGGATCGTCGCCTCGTCGTCCTGGGCGTGAAACTCGCCCAGTACCCGGTTCCGGTAGATGGCCGAGCTCTCCCCCCACTGGATCTTTCTTCGCTCGGCCCACTGCCTGCTTATACGTTTGGCCTTGACGGCTTCGTCAAGGGTGACGTGTCTCGAGTGCCAGTCGTCCAGGCCCGGCCGCTTGGCGTGGATCTCGAAAAACCTTCCGCTGGGCGCACCAGGTGTGCTGATCGCTAATGCGAACGCCTCCATCGGCGTGTCGTCGTCGCCGCCGTCACCCGAAAGCGCACCCTCCGCGGCGTCCCAGGTCTCGACGGGTATCGCCTTGGCCTCGTCAAAGATGTACAAGATGCTGTCCGCGTGGGCACCCTCGAGGTTGACGGGATCGTCGCTGGCTATCGCGCTCGCCGCCCCATGCGGGAGCTTCAGTCTGAGGTCGAGAAGCTCCGCCCTTGGTCGTGGTCTTTGGATCCCGAGCTCGTCCCACTTAACTCTGGCGATCCACTTATGGATCTCCGGCCACAGATAGATCGTCAGATGGCGCCAGGCCGTCGCAGTCGTCACGACCTTCCAGTCGGTTCCGGCGACCTCCCGCGTACACCCGAACCACAGGGTCGTGAGGGATGCCAGCGCGGACTTGCCCAAGCCATGCGGACCGCGGACCGCCTGCCGCTTGTGAACCGGGATCCCGGCGATGACCTCACGCTGGTAGTCCGCAAGGGTCGTGTTCGGCGGCCAGTCGATGTAACGGTCCAGCCACTCCACCGGGTCGTGGTACAGGCCACGCGCCTCGTGCACGGCGCCAGCGCGACGGAGCGAGGACGCCAACTGGATCGACATGGCAATCAGCGTAACCACGTTCAGCCTCCACCATGACTTCGTTCGGTGACTCGGCGATTCCGTGCAGGCTCCACCATGCCTTCGGACCTTTCTTGACTTATCCGCAGGCATAGCTTCAGCTTGACAGAAGCCATTTTCGCCGGTACGCTTAGCTTCTAAGCGTACCGGCGAAAATCCCAGTTAGGGTGTTTTTTCGTATTTTGTCCATTCGTGGGCTATCGATCGCCTCCGCCGGCTCAACGGAAACCAGGCGGAAACGCACGACGTCGCCACGACGCCCCGTCATGTCGTGTCGTGTCGCCACGCCGTGATGTCACGCCACGATGTGGCGATGTGGTGCACATCACTTGACACCATGTCCGTCATCCGTCATAGTGATGACATGACACACATCAAGCGGGCACTCGTCCGCAACCTGACGGCCGCAGGCGTCGTCATGCTCGCCATGTGGGGCGCGCTCGCGCTTGACGTGGTGAGCGCGTATGTCGTAGCAGGCATCACGTACATGACGCCGTGACGCACACACCTAAGGAGCGCACACCATGACACGACGCATACTCGCCGCACTCGCACTCGCACTCGCCGCACTGACGGGGTGCACGACGGATGACGACACATGGACACGCGGATACCCGCCATGTGCACAAGAGGACTCGCCTGGCCCGTGCTACTGGGACGCGCAAGAGCGCGGCAATGGCACGGGTCACTCGTTCGTCGTACATCCCGACGGGGTGTATGAGTACACCAACAAGTAAGGAGCGTCCGCCATGTTCGACTCGACACAGACAGTCATCGACTACCTAGAAGCCGTACTCCCCGAGCTCTCAGGCTACGCCAGCACCTACGGCGAACCGGGCTACTCGCTTGACGAGACGGCGGCCACACCGCTAGTCGTGTTCGGTAGCTATTGGTGCCGATGCGGCGACCCGAAGTTCGGCGAGCCGTACAACGACGGCTCGGCTTCGTTACATTCGATCGACCAGCACTACCCGCAGACGTTCGCACGTCTCGAGGAACAAGGCGTCGTGTTCGAATGGCTGGACGAATGGACCATTGACCACGACAACGACAAGGCGTATCGGACGACAGGCGATTCCTATTTCTGGAAACCGTCGCTAGTCGTCACTGACGGTGGCGACTATCTGACCCCAGATGACGACCTGGACGAATGGCTCGAGTACATGGTCAACGAACCTACCCGCTGCATCCCTGGTCACATCTACAACGGCGCAGACCTTGAGCGCGCGGGCTTCGTCAAGTACAACGGGCAGTTCGAATCAGGTTGGCACCCTGGGCAGGATGCCGACCCTGTCGACATCACCGCGGAGATCCACGAAGCGCACGGTCCGGGCGTCGACGTTGTTTTCATTCTAGACGAGACGGGACAGTTCGACATCGAGTTCTCCGCGTACCACCGAGCGCGAGAAGAGGACGACGAAGACTGACACCTGACCGATCGGCCGGCGGCCGCGACTCGCAAGGAGTCGCGGCCGTTTTCTCTGCCCATACCCTTGACACCATGTCTGTCATCGGTCATACTGGAGACATCGGAACCGTACCGACCCGAAGGAGCAAGGATCATGACGAAGTTCTCTGACACAGAATGGAACGACATCCTCGCGCGCGCCAGCAACATCGGAAACGAGCAAGGCGGAAACGCTGCAACGTGGATCGAGTTCGCCGACACAGACGCCGCACGCAAGTTCGTTGACATGCTGAACGAAGGTGACCCCGAAGCATACGACTCGATACCGTCCGCACCTAGCGGCGAGTACGCGGGCGACTACTCACCCCGCGACCTGTACACCGAGCTCGAGGTTTCGGAGGATGCCGAGACAGACGACGGCGAGATCTGGCGTACGTACGCGGATGCCTTCGAGGCCACGGCAGCCGAAGCAGTCGAGAAACGCGCACGGTCGATCGTCTTCAATGCCGACCTGGACGCGCTCAAGGAACTGACGGTCTGGCAGCTCGCGCGCATGGCGGACACTGCCGACCCTGACGCACTCGACTCCGCCGGCGCAAAGTTCCTGGTCCACGTGCGAGACGCCTACGTGGAGCACGTCGAATATAAGGGCGAGGATTTCGACCCGTCGGAAGACATCGGCGACACCGCGCACGAGATAGCCGACGGTGCGCCGGATGTCTACACGTCGACCCGTTGGGCGGAATTCGTCGACCTGGCGGCATACCAAGAGGACGTGTCAGAGCTCATGCCCGAAGCAGGCGACGACCTCACGGGAGCGGCCGGCGTCGCGCTCTACATAATCGCCGAGCGTCTCATATACGCACTCCACGCCGAGCTGACGAATGAGGACAACTAACCATGCTCGCAGACCTGATCGTCAGCGCAGCCGCCATCGCCGCGGCCGCGCTGACTCTCGCACCCGTAACCATCATGCTCAAGTCAATCGCGAAGGGAATGCGGCGATGAGTGACGCCATGCTGGGAACACTTATACTTGTCTCACCGATACCGGTAGCACTATTGGTTATCGGACCGTCAAGACGTGCGCTGTTCGCCTTCGTGCGATTGCTGGTCAGGTTCGTCGGCATCCTGCTCGCGGTGATCGGCATTCTGTTAGTTGGTGGCGAGACACGCAAACTTCTACTCGCATCTATCTACAAACACGTCGACGAAGAATTGAACGGAACACCTGGACGCCATACCGCGGAAGCGGCAACCGTGACACACAGTTACGGCATCAATGACGCCGCACGCTACGAAGGCATGTACGAGCGGCAGGAAAATTCCTGGACAAGTCCTTGACACCATGACCGTCATCGGTCATACTAGATACATCGGAACCGTACCGCACAAGAGGAGCAACCGCCATGAGGATTCACACCGACACTCTCACCTTCCAGGACTTCTACCAAGCGCACACACACCTACCAACCAGCTCGTTCCGAGAAACCTACATGGACGTCACGCCGCATGGTTCCCGCAAGCGTGACCATGCCTTCGAGCTCGTCCTGTCAGCCGAACCACGCAAAGGCCGGCGCCATCGCAACACCGGCAGCCGCGGCGCGAACACCTACGAAGCGGCCGCCTACTGGGACGAATGGGGCATCGTGCTCGCCTGGCTGTTCTCCGTCGACCCGAAGGCGACGTGCTGGGCATACGACGACGCCGAGGACTTCCACCACAAAACCGGCGGCCGCTTCCGCAACGTCACCGCTCTCGAGATCCATCCGCACCACCGCTTCAACATCTACGACTCCGCGACGCAGACGCAATCATGCAAGTGCGGCGCGTCGCGCACCTGGACCAAACCCGAAAGGAGTGATGCCGCAGTGTCGTAACGCGCGTTCCGATCGTCCCTCCCCGGCGCCTGCAATGGTTCCGGGGAGGTTGACGTTTACGCGCTTAGTTTGCCGCTATCGCTTCGCTCTCGGTTATCTCGCCGATGACGCGACCGACGACGACGTCCCATACGCGCCTCTGTGCCGGCGTCAACGCAAGCTCTATCGCATCTCGCACCGCGTCAAACACTCCGACCAGTGCTTGAGATTCGCGCTCCGCAATCGTCACCTTACGGTCATCCAGGTTCAATTTCGCGAGACTCGTCAACACGCTCTCGCTCTGCTTCATCAGATGCAAAAATACCTGGATCTCAGCCTTGAGAACCGCGGACCCTTTATCGTCCTCGTGCTCCCAGCGATAAAGCTCATTCACCTTCTCGCCGGCAACGTCCATTGCCTTACGCGCAATGGCCCCTAACCGTTGCAGCTCGCCAATCGGATCGGTAATCGGTGGCGCTTCGGGGTCGTACAACTTCGCAAAGCTGTTCGTCATGTCGTAGGCCGCTTTCTTGCGCTTCACGGCGTTGTTCCGGCCGTGCATCCGGCACACCCCGCTAGCCGTCGCCTGCTTACGGCAACGCTGCCCCGTCGTCTTCGCCGTGGCGGTGCACCGCACCGACTCCGGAACCTCGAGATCCACCCTCATACCCATGACCCGGTACCACCTTTACAGCTAAATGCCCTGATACCGGACATTATGAACCTACCCCTCAGCGGCTCTGTACGCCCCGCTAAGCGCCTCTCACCCGTCCTGAGTGGTGACGAGCGTCCCAAGCCCTGAAAGCGTCTGCTTCCGCGGCGGGAACGCCGTACGACCGGTATGCAGCACTTGGCTGGACTGCCCGTTGTCGAACTTCCCGTCGATCCACACCCCGTAAGCCCGTTCGCTTCCGCGCCGCAACCGCACCGCGAGCGACTCCACGACTCTCGACCCGTTGCGGTTGGTCAGCACACCGCCACCAGTGGTCACCCGCACCGTCCAACCATTCGCCTTCGCCCGCTCGATCAGCGCCGCGGCATTCTTCGGTACGCCCCTGTCCGTCTTCACCTCAGCCATTGCACTACCTCTCCGATCCTCGCCGCGAACACCTCGCGGCCGATCCGCTGATACAGATCCTTCGCATCCTCGCCGATCAGACCGGCGACGACTCCCATGTTAGGCAGTGTGGCCCGCAGCCCTTCAGCACAACGCAACCCCACTTCATCGACATCCGGCACGCAGACCACGCCGGCACCGTCACCCAGCACTTCGACGACCCGCTGCACCGGCACGCTCGCCGCACCACCCGCCCATGTCGTCGCCGCCCACCCCTTAAGCGCGTCGACACTCGACTCCGACTCGACCAGCACCACCGGCTCACCCATCACCAGCGCCGCACGCA